TTCGACTCATTAGTATTACTATTACCTGATGCCATTTGACCTGGCAATTTAACTCGCATTCCATTTTTAAACATATTTATGACTAATTTCTTATTATTTTGAATCCATTTATGAAATACAGCTGGTCTATAAAATTCAAGATTTTCAACCCCCATAATATGACTAAAGTCTAAAAATCTAATATTATTTATCAAATATTCGTAAATCATATCAAAATAATCCCACATCCATGCTCTTTTACAACGATCAAACTTACTAAAGTCAGCACTAATAAATGTTCCATCAATTTCACGATTAATTTTTGTCAATATGTTACCTAAATCCCCGTAATTACCTAATTCAAAAAAACCATTTAAATGTTTATACCATACTTTTTCTAATGATTTTATTAATGGTCCCATTATTGCTCTAAAAATTGGTTTTTGAAATGTAATAGATCGTGGGTCTGGTAATGTTTCATTATCTAAATATATTGTGCATTCTTTTTGAACTTTTGATGAAGCTTTAAACACTTGTGATGCGTTAATATTTTTATCTATACTAACTAAAGCTCTAATCATTTCACTTCTTTTAATTGGAGTTAAGGAATTTAAATAACCATCCATATCATAGACTAATTCATCATTATTTCTTGCAAATTTCAATGCTATCATTAATCCTGGTTGTCCTATTTCCTTCATAAACTTATCCATTTTCAATTTAATCTGTTCATTAACTTCAAATTTTACTGGTAAGTTTCTTCCTATTATTGCTGCTTGCAAATTATTCATATTTGGCGCAAATACTATTGGTATATTCTGGGCAATTGTTCCAATTATTAAGGGACCTCTTTGTACCATTCCAATTTTATAAAATTCATGATCATTTATATTTAATGGAACATATGGAGTTAATACTCTAAAGCTATTATTAGTATCAAAATCAATATATTTAGACTTAGGCATATTAATATAATAAGTATATAATACACTCGGTAAATCAATAAGCATACTAACAACTCTAGCTATAAAACTATTATATAATCCACAACGAATATAAAGCATACTTCGAATTAAATACTGGACTATGGTCATCGAAAAACTATTGTCAGAATTTGTATATGATCGAATTCTATTTAATATCATATTCATAATTTCATTTGGACCTTTCCCGTGCATATTCCTTATACCAAGACTATTTCTAGCCAA